TCCCTTCCTTAAAAACAATCGACTGATTAATAGCCGAAAAATTCTTAAGAATATTGACCGTATCGTTGGATAGTTGCATTCATTTCTCCTTATGCATATTATAAATTATTGGGGGGGTAAGTTGTTATTATATTATATCTAGACTTGAATGTCAAGGCCTAAAAGCATGTTTCTTCTTTTTATTTTTGTTTTTGTAAAATTTCTCATTCGATTCATTTGTTGAAGTTGGCGAAGCATCAAGAGAAGCAAGAGCACCCATGGAGCCTCTATAAATTATACTGCCAACATGTTGTATCTCCATCCACGGGCACATATGAACTTTAATATCTGCATTTCTAGCGTTGCGACAAAAGAAATAATCTTCGGACAGATATCTTCTACTGTCAGGATCAATTTCACAATCGAAATATGCCATGATTTCGCGCGAGCCATCAAAATGTTCTGTACGGGAATGGTCGGGAATGTATTTCAACTCTGGATATGCTTTTTCATATTTTTCAAATACACTGCGAGGTATAAGCATAAACCCGGTACCGCCTTCAGCAACCTCGACTGGTTCATTCAATTTGAAAGATTTTGTGCCCTTAACTGGATTGAACACGTAGTCAGCCGTGTAATGTTGCAGATCAAATGGATTATCTGCTTTTCCGTTCTCGACGGCTTTTTTTACCTTTTCCCAAGCAATAGATTTCTTAGGATAAGGACCAGTTACGATATCATATTCATCCGGTCGCGATGTTTGTATAGCGAGCAATGTCAAAACATCTTTAGCGACGAAGCCAATATCCGAATCGATGAACATCAAATGAGTACAGTTAGATCTCAGAAATTCATCTACTACATAGTTACGAGCGCGCTGGACGAGACTCTCGTTGAACAGATAATAGAAACACAACTCGATGTCATATCTTGCGCACATGGCGGACAAATCATTTGTTGATTTAGCAAATAATCCCGCGCAATTTCCTCCGTACATAGGGGTACCGCAGAAAATGGAATATTTTTTTAGTTCTTCTATAGTTACTTCTAAATTCATTTTTCACTTTCTCATATAAGTTTAAGGTCTTGCTCTGCTCTCAAAATTGCTTGTATTCTTAAAATGTCTGCAAGTATGTCCCAAGAACTATCATGTTGCTTGAATTTAGCTTCCCAAGCCTCGTGGTTATTTATAGGGATGAACCCATTTATTTTAGGGAAATCTAGCTTTGCGTCAATGAAAGTTCTCGTATCACGGACTTTCCAGTGCGGCAAATATTCATTTATGATATGAGTCTTATTTTGTGATTCGAAAAGACGCCACAGGATAATGGGATCGAACGCATTTGATCTGGACCACCAATAGTCAATTTTGCCTTGCTTTGACATATAAGAAATAAGTTCGCTTGTAAAGTCGCTCACGGAGCGATCGGTACTTAGCGGCTTAATCATGTCTCTGACTTCTTTTGACTGTTCTTGCCAGAATTTTATAGTATCACTATATACCTTTGAACCATACTTGTCAACCTGTTCCTTCACAGAAAACTTAAATTTCTTCATATCTTTTATTGAAAATTGAGTATATGGAGTGCTTGAAAGCATCTTCTCTGTATCAAATACAAAATATGAACAGTCAATTACTGCACAATCTTGTGTTTTTGTTCCCATAGTTTCAAAATCTAAAACTAGACCGCGTTTCATGTTATAATATTCCTTCATTTTAAAGTGAGAGTAGTTCCAGTGGCATTACTATTTATAATATATTTCGGATTAGCTTCATCAGTTCATGTCTAAACACCGTCTGCTCAGTTTCCCCCATAGGTCCTTGTGATTGGCAAAACTCAATCAACATTGGGTGGTTTTCTAATTTCAATGGGTCGGACAACGTTAGAGGGTTGTAATATTCAAACCCTACATCATCATCATACATATCATTAAATCTTCGAACATCATCATGTTCTACATCGAATGCTTTAAAGGTCATCTGTCATTTCCTTATTTCTATCGTAAGTTTCTCTCCACTCTGGATATTCATCACAGAGCAACGCCCAGGTAAGTTTTGTGTTAGTGTGAGTGGCTTTTTTGTCCCATATTATCCACATATAACTTATCATCCCGCCAATTTGATCATTCATCTCTACTGCTTCCAGATCAGTGCAACCGAAATTGATCCTGTCAGAAAGAAAAATGATTTCAGTGGGAGGATTATCCGTGAATATTTTATTTCTTTTCTTTCCTTCTAAGAAGGTCAGTCGAACAAACATAGCAACGTAATCATATTCGCTGACTGCCTTTTCTGCAATTTTTCTCGGGAGATCTTTATGGTAGGGCGGATTAGTCACCAAGGCACTATAGTCTATAATCTTGGGTAAATTCATCACATCAACTGGTGTTAGTATAGGAACAAGTGCATCTTCGTAGTGGTTCAAGTCTGAACAAAGAACATCATGTCCTTGGCGCATTAACTCGACAGCAATATTGCCATAACCTGCACACGGTTCTACTACCTTTTTCGGGACGTTCGAATATTTACAAAGTATGTACGTCGCAAGTGGAGGAGTTCTATAAAGATCATTCTCGTTTCTATTCGGGTCGTTTTTCTTTACGCCCGAATAGATACTTGTGAGATTTTTAGCGGTCAATCTTCTATACCGTAGTTTTCAGTAAATTCCATACCGTAGTTATTAGTTTCACCGTAAGGAATTTCAACACCAGGTTTCAGTATCAGTTTGGTTTTCGCAAACCCACCGTAATCGACATGGTGATGCCATCGATCATATTTCCAGACAAGTTTAGCAACGTCTGGGTGCATATCTACTAACATTTTCGATTTGTTAATGGTGCCGGAGGAATTCATAGAACCACCTCGCCAATTAGTTTTATCTTCGACTTCACCTTCTGCGTGGTAAAATTCGGCGGTGTTACCACCCTTGAGAAGCTGTGTTCCCATCTTACCTTGCAGGAAAGCATTGAACTGAAGTGTAGCATCGCCGTCCTTGAGAACTCTAAGTGACAGATCAGTATCCTCGTTATATCGACCTCTCCAACGATGTCTACAATTATTCTGTATGAGCAATGCGGAGTATATCCGTGTATTAGCAACATAAGGAGGATATTTTTGAGTATTTGCACAGAAGAAATAATATTGAGGCCCAGCGATCATAATATTTTCATATCTGTCAACAAAGTCTTCCATGGCATTAAATATGGAACCTGTCATTGCACGATATCTGTGGTTCAAATGCAACCGGTAAAAGTCTTTAATGTTATCATCAAAAACCCAATGACGCTCGGCACCCATAGATATAGAATGATCCCATGCCCAGTTACGAGCACGCCCAGGTCCGTCACCGTGATTCGAAAATGGCGCCACAAGAAGAGTTGCGTAAGGATTAATTTTGAAATTTTCCAGTGCTTCGATGTAATTCTGTTCGTCTTGAGGTTCAATGATGATATAGTGAGGTATCTTCAACTCTGCAAAAGTTCTGGAAGTAACCATACTCTCGTGCCGGCCCTTAGAAATGATATACATAGGATATTTGGGAATTGAAACTTCACCAATCCATCGTTTCGCCAAATTTACACTCTTAGGTATTTTTGGGAAGTGCATGAATTTAGTTTTATCTGTGACGGTATTCCCCGTCAGTTCTGCGAACTTAACGAGATCAGCATCAGTTCTGATCTTTACATATACTTGCTTGTAAGAGTCACAGTGCTCTTGAGTAAAGTCAGGCATCCCATGCCAATGTTTCATCCATTCTTTATCTCCGACATATGTAGGATCGTCTTCAAATCCAAGATGCGAAGTAACATTCTTCTTCTGTTCTGGTGTTCTTCGTTTAGGTCTGATGAGATTTATGTCGATGTTTTCGATGCGTGTTTCGTCGTCAGAAAACAAACTGTTTTCGCCCTCAAGTGGGAAATATATGTCGTTCATCTCATATGGAATGACTTGACCAACTCGGTTGCAAAATTCCAAGTGATCTTCGATGTTCCAAAGATGCACTTTCATTAATCTCACATGATCTTTGGGCTTCTCTTTTTCCAATTTCCTATCATGAAAAATTGGAGTTTCAATAGCTTCTTCTGTAAATTTATCAAGAGCTGTTCGGTATATATCATCTTTATTCTTAGTTTCGTCTAAGTAATTATCGTAACCGGAACTTTCAGGAATTAAGTCTGTCATTATGTCTTTAACCTCCACTTGTGCATTATGTAATTATATATCTTATTTATGAAAATGTCAACCGTTATGTGACTGTTCGAACCTGTTTAGAAATTCCACTTTTGCTTTAGTCGGCGACCAAAATCGAAGTTCTACATCAAGAGGTTCTACAACTCCTTCCCATTCAAAAGACGCCGGAGACATGTTTTGATTCGCTTCTGCAAACAGAATAGCAACATCCAGAGTTTTAACTTCTGCTGGCATTTTCAAATCCAAATCATATTTTTCGCATATCTTATTCATCAAATGAGTTTCTATTTCTTTATAGTTAGTCAAAGATGGTTTTAAGGGCCGAGGAACATCAGTTATATATGCTTCGGACGCGTCGTGCATCAATGCATGAAATTTATTTTTATCGGATGCCTTATCATACATCAAGCAGCAATGTTCTGCAACACTGTAAAAATTCAAACAATGGCCGCCAAATCTGCAAGTCATCGAGAGTGCATGTGCTATGTCTTCAATATCAATTTCTTCTATTCTAGGATCTAGCGGAAAGAACTGTATTCCCGTATATGTCTGTATCCAATTTCCTACTCTATTATTCATAATTTATTCCTTTATCCAAAAAAGTCTTCGAGTGTACCGATTTCTTCGTGATTCCAATTTACCGCGTCGAGAATACTCTTCATAGGTTTCAGAAATACCTTTTCAAATTGCACTTCATAATCTATGTAATCTTCAAGCTTCAATTCCTTAGGAAGGGTTCCTGGGAATGATATAACATTCTCTCGGATCGGGTTTGGCAACTTCATATACACAAACTTTACCTTGTCACCCGACTTGATAGGTTCGTAACTGCGTTCAAGATTAAAATCTTTTAATGCATTATTGAAAAGAATAGAACCTCTCACGTGTATAGGGCAACCTTTTTTATATCCTTCGCCTTCTACGAATTTACCGATATCATCAGTACCAGATGTTTTACCGATTTGATCTGCAGTCATCTCAAAGAAACTTTCCTTAAATTCTGCAATTCGCTTTTGAACTTCTTTCTCAGTTCCACCAAGAATTGTGACAAACATCTTCTTCATTTCATCACGGCAAAGTTGAGGAGTAGAAGAACGGATTGCTTCGACACCAGTCATTGATATCTTAGGAGTTTCGTAATGAACGCCTTCGCTGCTAAGCGTGTTCATCAAATAACGCTTTTTGCCTAGGAAGATAGTTCTGTTTGTAATCTTTTCCAATTTCATTGACATTGCGTTTCTGTATGCGCCCATCATACCAGCCAATTCATTATAGCCCTTTTCGAGTTCTGGCTGAATTTTCTCTACTGCGACCTTAGAAAGGAATGCCTCTGCTTTTTTCAAATCAACATCTTTGGTTCCGAATACTGCTTCAACCAAAGGCGACATATTGACATAGTTGGAGTCAGTATCAATGTATGTGATATAATCTACATCATCACTCTTCAGTACTCTATTGAGATACTTATTGATAGATTGCGCGCCGTATCGAACAGAAAGTTGTCCGGATGTTGTAATTGCTTCAGCCATTTCACTGATATAGTAAAGAAAATATCTGTTTGCAGTCGCGCCGTAAAGTGAGTTCATGGAAATTTTAATCGCCATTTGTCGATTGTGTAACTGCACAATTTGTTTCTTTATTTTAAGCCGCTCTTTTGGATCTGTTTCATCTTCTTCAAGTTGCTCTTGGCGAAGCATTTCCTTCTTGATTTCCTTACGTTCGGCATACAATTCGGAAATAATTCCAGGGATGATGCCCAATTTTTCATTCGAGAAGCAAACTCCATTAGCAGCAACAGAATAACTCGGATCATCATTCTGATATCTGCCTTCAAGCACCATATCAGCATCTACTTGTATCCTGTTATCTCTCATGTATGTTTCAGGTGACATGTTATATTGCAACATTAAGTGAGGATATAGACTGTCCAAGTCAAATGATATTGTCCAATCATGCAATCCGATTCTAGGATCTTTAACATATCCGCCAACAAGATCGCCAAGGTCTCCACCGGAACCAGATTTAACAGGCGGTACTTTTTTGCTTTTCATAAGTCGTCTGAACAGAATTGATTCCCAAATGCCAACAGTACCAAATGCATCATTATAGTTCACACCGCCGGAATATGCAACTGTCAAGACAAGAGACAATAGGGCAGATTCGTCTTCCATGCGCTGGATGAGAACAGTATCTTTAAGCGAGTAGTCAAGATATAGTTGAGGATTTTGTCTGTATAGTTCCGTAAGAGAACCATATTCTGAATAGTCGATTTTCTTCTCGCCAAGAACTACATTCGCGATATGATCGAGTTTATATGACTCTTGAGGACCGTACTTATAACCGAACTTCTTGAAAGCATCCATGTAGTCGATAATCGCTATGCCTGATATGCTGAATGTAGATTGGTCACGATTAAAGATCTTTCGGGTCTTCTTCCGCGGAGCGAGTCCCCAAGGAGAAAGCTGCTTAGTTTTATCTTCACCTAACAACTTGATGATGCGATTGATGATATACCAAATATCAAAATATTCCACGTTCCAACCAGTAACGATATCAGGATAATTGGATTTCCATATTTCTACAAAACGAACCAGCATGCCGATTTCATCTTTAAACTTCATGAACATGATATCATCCGGATCGACTCCAGATATAGTTTTGCATTTATCATAGTCTTTAACTGCAAGAAGATGATAAGTATCTGATTTTGAAGATTTTATTGATATGGAAGTAATTTCATTATCGCAGACTTCCATATCTGGAAAACTCTCCGCTACGTCGACTTCGATGTCAAATGATAGAATATTGATGAGGCTCATATCGAATTTTGGTTCTTCTGGGTATTTCTTCTGGATGAACTGTGTGACGTAGTTGACATTTCCGTAGACATCAAATCCGGTCACTTGATCATATCGTTCCACAAATTCTTTTGCATCATTCATGTTGTCGAATTTCTTTTCCTTGACGGGACGATCACCTATAAGCGAGGTGTATTCTGTATCATCGTCCTTCGTGGGAATGAAAAGTGAAGGCTTAAATTTGACTTTACGCGAAAACTGTAGACCGTTTTCATAACCTCTCCAAAGAATTGTACTTCCATAACGTTCGACACTAGTGTAAAAAGCGCTCATTTACTCTCCTATTTGTTATATTTTGATGAACGAAACATGGGTTGGTGACGATTATATGCCACCAACCACTCTGTTTAATTTATTTGGGATTGATTAATAATATACCAATCGCGGGGCAAAGTCAACCATATTCTTCAATGCGGTGATATCTTTTTATCAGCTCTGACGTCTTGTATCCGGATGAAACAGGATACTACGGAAGGATATATCACGTGATCTCTGCGTAAGATCTAAGGGGTCCAACACGAAATGGATCCGTTGGAACGTTCCAACGGATCCTCATTTCAGTAAAATTTGAAAATGTTATTGAAATATAACTGCCTTGAGATCTTCATTGAAAATCACTGCCCTTTGATCTTTAGATCCTGGGGTGATGCAAACAAAGTTCCAAGAAAGGACGGAATCGCTGTCGTCTTCCTCACATTCTACTGTTTCGAGCGCAAAATCGAGTTCCTTTCCTGTATCCGTATAGATAATGGTGAAAAGTTCGTCTGCTGTTTCATCTCCGGCTACGCCAAGATTGATCGAAGTTCCAAGCGCGGATTTCTCAGCAATGAATTTGTTTTTGCTGAAGATAAAGTTTGAAGATTGGATCAGGTTTGTCATTTGATTTATCCTTGCTTTGGTTTATATAATAACTATAATACAAGGAGCCGATGATGTCAACCTATTCTTCAAGTTCGGTAAAATCTCTTACCTTTTTAAATTTCAAGACCCTGCCGAATTTTTCGCCGAATTCCTGTCCTCGGTGAGAGATCACGAAAATGTTGTCCTTTGTGTGCATTTTGTGTAGTATATCAATGATCACTTCCACGCCTGCAGCGTCGCTGGGTCCGTCCAAAATCTCATCAAGAAGCAACAGATTGGTAGATACACTGTTTCTCAACTTCGCGAGTGCCCGCCAAGCAAACATGATAGACAGATTGATTCTCATCTTTTCGCCTTCACTGAAAGAAGCAAATGAAAATGTATCTCTAAATCTTGACTTGATGGTCTCATTGAAATTTTCATCCAGGTTAAAGTCAACAAAGAGTTCAAACTCCGCAAGATATTGATTGATGATCTTGTTCATGATGGGCACATAAGTACGAATGATGCTCGTTTTGATACCACCGTCTTTCAACATCGTAGCGACTATGCCCAGTGTTTCTCGGTTCTGGTAAAGATTGGTTTGATTCTCTTCGTGACCTTTAAGTTCTTTAACATATTCTTCGATCTTACTTTTATCTATCGCTTCAACATCTTTTTCAGCATCGCCTAACTCGTCCTTGATTTGTTTAAGTTGGTTCATGGTCATTTTGACTGTCAGACGATGTTCATTTGCTTTGTTATGAAGTTTTTGGATTTCATCTTCTATCACTGAAATCTCTTCAATTCGATTTTCGATTGCCTTTTTCTTAGTCATTAGTTGTCCAACACCATCATCAATCTTCGTGTTCTTCTCAGATCGTTCATTTATAGTGGTAGCCTTAAACTCTTCTTGAATTCCTTGCTTGCATGTAGGACAGTTATCATGGTCATGGAAAAATGATATTTCCTTTTCATTCAATTTCTTTCTGGTATCAAGATCGCGGAGCAGTTCATTTATCTTCGTAAGTGATTTCTTTTGCTTTGCTTTGTCTTCTATCTTCTCGCCGTGCTTAGTAATCTCTAGTTCGTGCTTTTCTACTTCTGTCTTATTATCTTCTACAGTTTTCAAATGCTCAGAAACTTTCGACTTTAATTTCACGACCTCAGTCTTTTTAATTGACTCAAGTTCTTCGTTGTGTTCTTTAGCCGTATCAATTCTGGTTTTAAGAAGTTCAATAGAATGATTTTCGTCTGTGATGGTCTCTTTATTGTCGCTAATTCGTGCTTTAAGCAGAGTATTCATGGTACTGAAAACTTGAATATCGAGTAGATCTTCGATGATCTCTCTACGCTGGCCTGTAGGAAGTTCCATGAACGGAATATAGGTAGCACTTCCTAGAATTACAATCTGAGTGAATGATTTATAAGACATTTTGAGAATGCTCTGCTCAAGATATTCTTGATAATCTCTCGAGGCCGCATCTTTATTCAGAAGCTCGTCATTCAACCAAATTTCAAATATGTTAGGCTTAATGCCTCGACGGATCAAATAACGGTTTGATCCTATATTAAATTCAACTTCGACCAGTAGATCTTTTTTATTTTTACTGTTCA